GGTAGAAGATACTGATATGGACCTTCTTTTTACATTTACTGAGGGTAGTATAGTTATAGGAACAGCAGATGCAACTGCGAATATTAGTGATGCTAATATGGTGCTAAATAAAGTAACAGGATTTTGTAAAATGGTAGGTACTGCAGCAAACGCTGCTGATTTTGATTCTTTTAGAATCCATCAATTAATACCTGGTACTGAGGTTAATGAGGGCGGTTCTCATCTTACATACTTAAAAGCAGCTGATGGTGCTACTTCTTCGTACTTACACTGTCATATAACCGCAGTAGACGGTAGTACAAATCCTACCTTTACAGCAAATCAGTTAGAAATTATACTGCATATAGAGTATTAATAGCCTATGTACACTACAGAAAGCTTACTATCTCAATATTTAAAAGGAATGACTAATTTAGGTGGCACTCACGGTGCTCCAGATACAGAAGCTCCTATTGATGTGAATTATGCAGATGGAGTTGGAGAAGGTGGCAATCTTATAGACCCAGGACTTGATGAGTCAGGAGGAGGGGAAGAGGCTTATAGCCCCAGTGATTGGGATAAGGCTATGGGTGCTCTTGATTATCCATTTATGGCACATCTTGCTG